AAGGTCTTACGCTCATTAACAAACCCCCATGGGCTTATCTTATTTGATTCACCATCACCAAGTTCTCGTTCGATACGACGAATAAGATACGGCATATCGAAGAAGTCTGTATTCCAACCAGTAATGACATCAGGATAACTCTTTACCCAGAAATCAAGGAAGTGACGTAGAAGGGTTTGTTCATCTTTGCAGTTAACATAGATAACATCTTCACGTGGATTTACGTATGACTTACTACCGAAAGTAATGATACGCTTAGATTGAAGATCCTTCACAGTGATTAGAAGAACCTCTTCATTGGCTGAACGAATATCTGGGAATCCAGATTCAGTTGCGGTTTCAATATCAATTGTGAACACTTTAATCTGTTCCATATCCCAATTGATATCATGCGAATAGTTATCGCTTATGTATTGATATGCGAAATTAGAGTTACCATAAACTGAGAATCCTTCAACACCCTCGTATCGTTTGATAAAGTCTCTAGTCTCTTTGATAGATCCAGGTTGGACTTCATCTACGAATGTTCCCTCCAGTGTCTTCCACTTGGAGGGTTTCTTCGAAGTTACGTAGAGTGTTGGGTTGAATTCTAGTTTACGTTGGTATCGTTTACCATTCTCAACACCCCTAATAAAAATTCTATCACCGATAGGGTGTACTGATGTATAAAATTCCATTAACCTTTTCCATACATTAACATCATAGCGTCCAGTGCGCAATCATGAACAGGATGATGTTTAATTACTTGCGCTCGTTCAAATAGAGGATGATCAACTTCACAATAACCATTGATAGTTCCATACAATAAGTCAACTGCTGTTCTAACATCCCTCCACATATTATAATCTGTAATGGGTTGCATGTCAAGTTTTTTAGCAAGTGAATCAATTACCATTTGATCAAGCGAACCTCTTGCCCACATAGTTTGTTTCTGAGAGTTTGGAAACTTGTTCATATAATTATGCAGAGTGGTAATTGCATCTTCTGCAAGAACATCAGTTGAGTTTTTATCAAACGAAACTGAACGAACATACTCATGCTGATTTTGCCACCACTCTAGCGTTCCCATATCTACTGATCGATTCAATCGCTTGATTTGGTCCATAGAATTAATCTTAACAAAGCAAGCATTATCAAGCAAGTCTTGATATGTTGGACGCTTCTCTGCATCAAAATGAATTAATGCTGCCGATAAAATGACAGCATTAGATTCAACCCCAAGTGTTTCTACGTCGAATATAAACATTAATAGTCCTGTGGCTTATAGCCGATTGGTGTTACAAAAACTTCTATCTTCTTCTCATCAGTCCATGGTTCGCCATACTTACCATTACAGTAATCATTATCTTTATTACAAAGTTTTATAATTTCCTCACGAGAAACTTCACGAGAAGAAATGATAGTCTCTCCCAACCAAAACTGAGAAAACTCTTTCATGTCTTCCATTGTTACTGTATCTTCTGCCCATTGGTTGGCGGTGCAAGGAAACTCACCATCGTTGTGATCATCAGGAACCTCGATGACATAACGCATACGGTATTGGCTGATAGTTTCGACAAGAACAAACTTACTCATCTTCTTTCTCCAAAGTTAAAGCAGTATTCAAAGACTTCTGAGCAACTCGAAGTCCATATTCCATTTGATAGATTTTTCTTTTAGCGAGAGATAGTTCTGCATTGAGACGTTTCCTTTCGTCAACCATTGCACGAACATCATTCATCTTAGTCATCCAGTAATCATTACTGTTTACTTTCCTGCACCAAATACCTTCTACCTGTTCGAAACCATTCTTCTCACGCAATTCATCTGTCCAGTTTGGTCCATGAATATAAGGTGGTGCTGGAAAAATCAAATGATCAATGTCAGCAACAGTAAGCAAACGCTGGATTTCTTCCAGCATTTTATCAACATCTTCTTTATCGTAAATCATTCTTCCACCTCTTCATCTTCAACTTGATTACTACGACCATTCATCTCTGCATGAATATCGCAGAGAGTCGTATGCCAACCATCAGTATATCGATGACCTGGAGCACCACATTCTTCGCAGGTACGATAACTCATACTCTCAGCAACAGAAATAAAGTTGTAGTGTTTGTCAGTTGCACGTTCAACATAGAATCGTAGACCACCAAACTTTTCTTTTACCTGAACCGCAACTGGAACCTTTTCTTTTTCCTCATCCATTTTTTCTTTGGCTTGATCGATTTCTTCTTGCGTAACTGTTCGTGTCCCATAAAGAATACCACCAACTCCTGTTTTGGAAAGGTATTCATAACGATCTTTGGCTTGGCGGTAATCACCATACAACATTCCACACAGGACATCGAGAATATTATACCAACCATCGCCAGTGCAGATGCCCCAGCACATGGCTGTTTCAGTCATAGGTGCATGGCGATCTCTAAAGATCAAAGGATATTTCGCACATAGTGCTTCATCAAGTTCTTTTTTCATAATTAATTCCAAGTTCTGTGGCGTTCAGCAACCCACTCTAGACCATCATATTCTTCAACATACCAATTAACATCCTCAGGAATCTCAACGATTCCTAATTCAGAATACATCCCATCAGCACCCTCACCCATTTCCTCAACGATCTGTACTAACACAGGGTCATCACGAGGAATCTCCCAATGATACCAATTAGGATCGGTAATATCTTTGCGTTCTTTATAAAGTTGTTCTGCTTGATCACTCAAACCGAAACCACCATGACAACGATTAATAACGACTTTTGTCATTGCTTACTCCTAAAACATTATGTATAATTTTATCTTGAATCATATGAGGGATTGTCATGTATGGAAATACCAAATGAAATGGACATCCACCATCGCCCCAACCACCTGTGCTTAAAAATTGTTTGTATGATGCAATATCTTTTTTAGATTTTGCATTGAAATATCTTTTTGGATGCAACAAACTTTCAAGAATCATTTAATCACCTTACTGTGGTCAGCAACATCTTTATCATCACGAATCTCAACAAAGATTGGAAGGAACAAACTCTCATCTCCCAACTTGTTCTTAATACGACTATTATACTTGATTGCCACAATTTTGTCAACTAATTCTTGACCATAGTTCTTGCGATGAGCATCTGTAAAGCCAGAACCAACATTAACTTTTACAACACCATCTGCTGACTCGCAAACAATTGCGCCGAGCATACCCTCATACTTGCCAGTCCCAGGTTCAACTGCAACAATCTTAAGATCGCATTCCAGTTCACCTTTGAATTTGATCTGATGTTTTGCACGTTTGTCTTCCCAGATACCATTACCATCTTTGAGAATAATACCTTCGTAACCTTTGTTCAAATAACCTTGGAAGATTGATTGTGCTTCTTCAATTGTTTGAACAATATCCGATGCAACCAACCAAATCTTTTTATCTTCGAATGGTTTAGTGGAATACTTCTCAATGATCTGTTCAAGAGTACTGAATCGTTTAGCATAGGGAACAGTACACTTACCACTCACAAATGCTTCATAGGGAATCAAATCCCATAATGAAGCATGAACCATTGCTGCTTCTCTTACTGAGATTGTTCCTTTGTTGGCTTTGTTGAGGATACCGTTGCCAGTCTGACGATCAGCAAACTGATAATCACCAGGAAACATAACCAAAAGTTCACCATCGAACACGCAATCGACAGAGCCAGCAAGAGCAATAAATTCTTGCTCAAGGTTACCAAGTAAGTTGATTTCTTTTCCATTTCTACTCCTAAATTCACATTTACCATTCTTAACGATCGCATTGAAACGCATACCATCCATTTTCATTTGAGTATACGCAGGAAACTTAATATCATCAACAAGTTTCTGTTCGAAAGGGCTGCATAACATCACAGGATATTCTGGGATGAGATTCTTCCAAACTTTATTCGCAGTTGATACTTCGACACCACACTTGAGGTCTTTCTGAATAACACGCTCAAGAACCTTGGCATCTTCGTAGTTCAATGCTTCTAGATTGCTGCGCAGATGATCGATACCAGCATTACCAGTGACCAATCGTTTGGTTAGATCGCCGATAGAATCCAAAGCAAAGTCCAACGAAATACCTTCGCCCATGTTTGGGGTATACTCAGGAATCTTACGAATGTAAAACTGAGTGAAGGGATCGAGAGCCAAGCGAACAACCTTACGCAGAGTTTCGTTATCGCTATTCAAAGTCAGTTGTTCGATTTTGAAATTACGTGAGTTGTTGCTTGCCAGACTCTCGAGAAAATTATTCAAGTTCATTCTTCACCTGTTCAATGTGTTTGCATTTTGTATGATATTTAAATCCGATGCACGAACAATAATATCCGTTGTCAGATTTTTCAACCACATACTCGTGGTCTTTTGTTCCCTTAACAATCCATGTTTGATTGTGTGTTACTTCGCCTTTGAATTTCAAACCACGCTTGATCGTTTTGAATTTACGACGACGTGTGTCAATCTGGATCGGCTGTTTGAACATTTGAAAATCTTGTGGGTTGTGCCACTTGAAATAACCATACGTCTTACTCATGGAGTCGTCCATAAGATATGTATGGTTGGGCTGACGACTTACGTCATCCCACTCAGTTATTTCTTTGACTAGTATCATCTCAATACAGTGCAAAGGTTGATTTCTTGGGAGCACCAGTTGCGAAACCAGAAGTACCCTGAACGAAACCACGGGAGGACTTGGTACGCATTTTGGTCTTGGGTGCTTTGCGAGATTTTACGATCTCGATAGAGCCACCTTGTTTGAGGAATTTCTGAACAGCCTTTTCGGTTTCGACACGCAGTTCGGACTTAGACTTATAGATCACAGACATAACAAACTCCTTTTCAACTTTCATACATATATTATACTCCAAGATGCAATAAAAGTAAAGCGAAATGTTGAAAAACCCTACAGACTGTAGGGTTATTGTAAGTTCTTGATTTTAAACCTTTTTTATTACTCCTACGGGACTGCTACAGCCCGAGAGAGCCTTTGGGGAAGTAGGGGTGGGTAAAACCCCTATGAGAGCCGAAAAACGTCTCTACGATCGTCCTACGAGGTCAGGCTACGATGCTGGAGACAACCTGAATACCTGAGCCAAAAATTCGGCTATATTCATTAGCCATATCGCGATTAGGGGTTGATTCGGAAACGATTGCTGATGTATAAAGTTTGATACCATCTTCAGCGTATGGCATGTATGGAGCAAGAGCAACTCCCATACCTTTTTCTGTTCGTTGTAGAACTATTGCTGCTGGATCGCTTAACATATATCCACCATCAGTAGGTGTAGCGGATGCGATAATCTCTTCACCATTCAATAATTTAAATACTTTTGTCATTTATATATCCTGTACCATGTGTTCAATAAAATCTGCGGCAGCATTCTGATCTTGGAAATATTGCATAATAAATCTATCCATATCATATATGTGTTGCATTAAAACTAATATCTGTTTGTTTTTAAATACTGATACCTTAAGTACCCAGTTTCCTCTACGGACTAGGAAGAAAGATATTAGATTCGGTGATAGTCGTGCTTTCATCATACAAATATTTAGGGGAGCACGAAGCTCCCCCAAACTCTGTACGATCAAATAGTTTCGTATTCGTCTTTGCCTACACCACACTCAGGACAAAGAAAGTCAGCAGGAAGATCTTCCCACTTACCTTCAGTTTGTTCATCGTGTACGTGACCACAGACTACGCATACATGTTCTTGATTCATAGCGACTCCATCACTTTCTTATAAGCATTAGCATGACGCTCTTCAACTTTCTTCAAAGCATTAAAACGCTTTTCTGCTTTAGCCAAAATTGCTTCAAATTGCTCAGCGTGTAGTTTAGATTCAGCTGCTTGATGACGTGCTTCAAGCAATGCTTCTTCATTACGTTCACGTTCAGCTTCTTCTTCCATGCGAGGATACATTTCTGTATACTCATATGTCTCACCATCAATCGCTTTTTGTAGACATTCTTTAGTAGAAGGTTTACCGATTAGCAATTCTAGATGACCCCATGCATGTTTGATCTCTTGATCAGCGGTATGTTCAAAATGTTTGGCAACATCTTCGAAACCTTCTTCACGAGCGATCTTAGCGAAATAGCGATACTTGATATGAGCCATTGATTCGCCAGCCAATGCACTCTCAAGGTTTTGTAGTGTTGTCATAATAATCTCACTTTTT